ACGCTGCCACTGAACACCCAGACGCCTGATGGCACCGAGGTGCTGGTCACCACCACTCAGCAGATCACGGCCTTCACATTGGGACTCAATGGAGCCACGGCTGCCTATGGCGATCCGACCACGCTGGCTGCGGAGGACTTCTTCCGCATGCGCTTTGTGCAGGCCACCAACTCCTGGTATCGGATTGCCTGATCATGGCGGCCAAGAAAGACCCACGGCTGGAGCGCGCAGGCGTCGAGGGCTTCAACAAGCCAAAGCGCACGCCTGGGCATCCGACCAAGTCGCATGTCGTGGTGGCCAAGTCTGGCGACCAGGTCAAAACGATCAGGTTCGGCCAGCAGGGCGTCTCTGGCAGCCCAAAGAGGGAAGGCGAGTCCAAGGCAGACAAGGCCCGGCGCGAGTCGTTCAAGGCCAGGCATGCCGGCAACATTGCCAAGGGAAAGATGAGCGCTGCCTACTGGGCAGACAAGGTGAAGTGGTGAGGCCATGCAGATTCCAATCCTGAACGGCATCTACACCGACAACGGACCGGACTTCCGCACGTCCTACCCGGTCAACATGGTGCCGGTGCCAAAGAACAGCGGCATCAGCTCCGGCTTCTTGCGGCCAGGTGACGGCATCGTGGCCAACGGCAGCGGCCCTGGCGTCGACCGCGGAGGCATCAACTGGAATGGCGTCTGCTACCGCGTCATGGGCACCAAGCTCGTGTCGGTGGCCAGCAACGGCGCTGTCACGGTGCTGGGCGATGTGGGTGGTCCCATCAACACACTGGTGACGATGGACTACAGCTTCGACGTGCTTGCCATTGCATCTGGTGGCCGTCTCTACTACTGGATTCCTGTCAACACGCCTGCGACATCAACATGGAACCCTGTGGCACCAGCATTGGTGCAGGTGACTGATCCTGATCTTGGCGTGGTGCTGGACTTTTGCTGGGTCGATGGTTACTTCATGACCACCGATGGAGCAAATCTGGTGGTCACTGAGCTGTCAAACCCGACCCAGGTCAACCCTCTGAAGTACGGCTCCAGCGAGGTCGATCCTGACCCAGTGGTTGCTTTGGTCAAGTTGCGCAACGAGGTCTACGCACTGAACCGCAACACCATCGAGGTGTTCGACAACGTGGGGGGCGAGTTCTTCCCGTTCCAACGCATTGACGGAGCGCAAGTTCAAAAAGGCGTCATCGGCACGTTCGGCTGCTGCGTCTTTATGGAGACGGTGGCATTCCTTGGCAGCGGCCGCAATGAGGCACCAGGCATCTACATGGGAGCCAATGCCACAGCCACCAAGGTGAGCACGCAGGAGATCGACGAAGTTCTGCTGCAGTACACCGAAACGCAGCTCGCACAAGTCAAGCTGGAGGCCAGAAACGACAAAGCGCACCAGCACCTCTACGTCCACCTGCCTGACCGTACGCTGGTCTATGACGCGGCGGCCAGCGAGGCGCTGGGCGAGCTGGTCTGGTTCAAGCTGACGACCACGGTCGTCGGCTTTGCACAGTACCGTGCGCGCAACCTGGTCTGGGCCTATGACAAGTGGCTGGTCGGTGACCCGCAGTCCAGCAACATCGGCTACCTGGTGGACACCATCGGCACGCACTGGGGACAGAAGGTGCGCTGGGAGTTTGGCACGCTGATCGCCTACAACGAGGGCAACGGCGCGCTATTCCATGAGCTGGAGCTGGTCAGTCTGACTGGCCGCGTGGCAGTTGGAGTGGACCCGATCATCACCACCAGCTACAGCCTGGATGGCCAGTCTTGGAGCCAGGACCGGCCACTGCGTGCCGGCACCACAGGAAACACTAAGAAGCGCCTGGCTTGGTTCCAGCAGGGCAGCATGCGCAACTGGCGCATCCAGCGATTCCGCGGCGACAGCGATGCGCACCTGGCCTTCGCACGGCTTGAGGCGCAGATTGAAGGGCTGCTCTACTGATGGCCACCAATCCACGCATCCCGCCACTCGGCCTGACCCGAGATCAGCTCGCCACGTTCTTGAAGGACCACGAGCAGATCAAGCAGTTCGAGAACCTGTTTGCTGTTGCGGCATCTGTTGCGCCTGACAACGTCGAGGCGGCCAACATTCTGGCCGGCAACGCAGACGCCAAGGCCATCCAGTCACTTGGTCAGATCGCTGCATTGGCGCAAGAGGTGGCCATCTGCTGCTCGATCAGCGACATCAAAGGCACGCAGGCACTCGACCAGATTGCCATGCTGGCGCAGGAAACTGCAGTCAGCATCGCGTCAGCAGAGAACAAGGCCAACCAGGCAATGGCGCTGCTGTCCAGACTGGCCGAGGCTGTCGAAGGCCTGCAAATGCTGCCGGCCAAGGTGCCACCACATCGCACCAGGTTCGGCAGCTTTCAGGACACGACTGTGCAGGTGGCGGCGCTGCCGAACACGGCCTACCCGATCACCTACAACACGACCGACCTGTCCAGTGGCGTGTTCCTGCGCAGTCCATCGACAAGCGAAATCGCTGTGGACACCGAAGGCGTCTATAACCTGCAGTTCTCTGTGCAGCTCGACAAGACCAGCGGCGGCACGGCCAACTTCTGGATATGGCCACGCATCAATGGTGTGGACGTACCAAGCTCTGCCAGCCAGGTGCAGATTCAAGGCAACAACGCTGAGATTTTTACGGCTGCCAACTTCTTCTTTGACCTGAAGGCCGGAGACTACATTCAGCTCATGTGGGCTGTCAACGATGTGAGCGTGCAGCTTCAATACTTTGCAGCCACAGGCTTCCATCCTGCAATCCCGTCCATCATCGTCACCGTGTCCAACAACATCAGGAGCTATCCATCATGACCGTCACCGTAAAAACCCTTGTGCCTCCCAAGCAGATGGAGGCTGTCCAGACCACGCAATACACGGCCACGGCTGCCAAGGCGCTGATCGACAAGGCCACAGTCACCAACACCGACACGGTGAACCGCACGTTCAGCGTCAACCTGGTGCAAGTCAGTGGCACTGCCAGCAACAGCAACCTAATCATCGACGACCGCACTGTCGTGCCTGGCGAGACCTATCTGTGCCCTGAGCTGGTCGGCCAAGAGCTGGACCCTGGTGCCTTCATCAGCACCATCGCCAGCAATGCCACCTCGCTGACGCTGCGCGTCTCCGGCCGCGAGATCACCTGAAGGAGTTCATGATGGAAGACGCAAAAATGCCCAAGATGATGCTGGCCGGCTTTGGCGGCATCCCTTATGAGGAGCCGTTCATCACGGCAGCCGAGAACAAGAAGAACACCCAGGTGGTGATCGACGACTGGATGCTTGGGCCTGAAAAGCCCAGCAACGAGCGCGGAGCCAACAAGCCCTACTGGATGGCGCTGGCCAAGGCCATGCAGTGTGATGAGGCAGAGGCTCGTCGTCGGCGCTGCTCCAACTGCGAGTATTACGACAACTCGGTCATGACCCAGGTGAAGATGGACAAGATTCCCTGGAACCAGTGGGACGTGGGCGCAGGCTTTCGCGGCTACTGCAACAAGTTCGACTTCATCTGCCACGATCTGCGCTCCTGCCAGGCTTGGGAAGAGCGCGAGTTCGAGGAAGATTGACCAAATGGCAGATTGTGGGAAAATGAGGGCGCTGAGTCTATCGGGCCACCAGCAGCTCATCCAACCATTGGAGGGTTGCGCGCATGGGAAGTTCTGAGTGGCTCAAAGAGAACCTGCAAAGGGTTCTGGCGCTTCCTGCGCCGGCCACTGAGTGGCTGCTGATGCTTTGGGGTGCCATCCAGGTCTTTGATGACGTGGCTGATGGCGATCCTGTCGAGCGAGAAGACCTCAACGCAGCCATCTGGAACACGCTTGTTGGCATGAACCAGAACACATTCTGGATGGCCAATTCCCACAACCTGTCGCCTGTCGTGGCGACCATGATTTTGAAGTGGCAAGGCTCAGACCAGGCCGAGCGCGCAGGCAATGCTGACGCACGCTCCTACGTTTGGCGCGCTGGCTACTACGATGTGGTCATGATGGTCGTGGCGCTGTGCCACGGCACCAAGTACGCCACAGACAATTCCCACCTGGTCATGGCGCTGTACGGTGAAACACTCGAAGATTACATGAAGGAGTTCAGCCATGCCTGATCCAACAACCGCACTGGTCGTCGGCGGCACGCAAGTTGTCGGCGGCATCATGCAAAGCCGAGCAGCCGGAGAGGCTGCAGGCGCACAAACAGCAGCCGCAGAAGCTGGCATTGCAGAGCAGCGTCGACAGTTCGACATGGTGCGCGAGCTGCTCAAGCCTTACGTCGAGGTCGGCACGCCTGCACTACAACAGCAGCAAGCATTGATTGGCTTACAAGGCGCAGAGGCACAACAGGCTGCCATCGCAGGCCTGGAAGGCTCTCCACTGTTCCAGGCGCGTGTGCGTCAGGGTGAAGAGGCACTGTTGCAGCGTGCATCGGCCACTGGTGGCTTGCGTGGCGGCAACATTCAGGCTGCCCTGGCTCAGTTCCG